TTTGAGTTCGTAGCGGCGATCCCCGTTCTCCCCCTTGGTGGATACGACCGTCAGGCCATGCTTTTTTGCGAGGGACCCGCCGGCGCTCATCAGCGCCCGCGTGGTGTGCGACTGCCAGCCCATCTCGGTCATGAGTTCTTTGAGCGTCACGCCGCCTTCGCGTTTGAGCAGTTCGATCACGCGGCTGGTCTTGCTCCCCTCGCGCGGCCCGGAGGCTGCCGTGGCGGCCACGTCGGCTTTCTTCGCCCGCTTGGGCTTGGTCTCCGCGGGTGCCTCCTCCGGCGCGACGTCGGGCGTTTGTGGCGCAACGGGCTCGGGCGTGGCAGCGGGCACCGTTTCGCCGAGGCTCTGGAGGGCTTTCCAGATGCGTTCGGTGGCTGTCTTACGGCTGGTGAATTTCGTTACGGGTTTGACTCCCGGCAGGCTGTTCCAGATCTCAATCAGCCGCTTGTTGTCGGGGCCGATCAGGTCCGCGAATTGCTCTTCGGTGGCGAATGCGCCGGCGTCGGTCTCGCGGGCGGCTTTGCGGGATGCGTGGACCGTGATGTTGTTTTCTGCGTCGATCGTAAAGTGTTTCATTGTTTTTCTCCTTGCGGGGATTCTCTCGCCGCGATCACATTCATCACTCGGGTCGCGAACACAAGCAAGTTAATTCTGCGGCCCGGCGCAGGAAACCTAAATCAATGTGCCCTTCTCCGAGCAGCACGCCACCGCAGCCTGCAATTTCTTTGAACTCCTGCTGAAGCACAGCGCGGACGAATGGCACGGGCAACCGTTCCTTCTTTGCCCCTGGCAGGAGGAAGCGCTCTGTCAGATCTTCGGCCAACTGGACGAAGCCGGAAACCGGATCATCGAAATGGTCTATATCGAGACGCCGAAAAAATCGGGTAAGACCGAGTTCGCCGCCGGCATTGTGCTGCTCGTCCTCCTGATGAGCAACACGCAGGGGTGCCAGGTGTACGGCGCCGCCTCGGCCACGCGCCAGGCGATGAACGTCTACCGCGCCGCCTGCAAGATGGTCGAGCAATCGCCTCTGTTGAAGAAACGGCTCCGGGTGCTGCGCGGCACCAACCGCATCCTCAAGCGTTCGGACCCGGATTCTTTCTATGCCGCCATCGCGGCCGACGGCGACGTGGGCGACGGCGTTAATCCGGCCTGCGTGATTGCGGACGAACTCCACCGCTGGAAGACCCGCAAGCAGATTGAAAACTGGGATGTGCTGTCGAACGGGGGCATCACGCGAAAGCAGGCACTGACCATCGCGATTACCACGGCGGGCGTGCAGAACGAATCGCCGCTCGCGTGGCGGCTGCACGAAAAGACACGCAAGGTTCAGGCGGGCATCGTTTCCGACCCGAAGTTTTACGGCAGGATCTATGGCGCGGCGAAGGAAGACGATCCGGCCGCCCCTGAGACGTGGATCAAAGCCAATCCCAGTCTGAAGCAGAACGGCGGCTTCCTCGAAATCGAGAAGATCCGCGAGCAGTATGTCTCGCACGCGGCCGAGGGCGACCTCACGTCGTTCAAACGCTACTTCCTCAATATGTGGGACCAGAAGGAATCGCGCGCCATCGATCTGGTCCAGTGGGACGCCTGCCGCGGCGACTGGCAGGCCGCCGGTTTGCTGCCAAAGGCGCCCGAAGACCTGATCCGCCCGCTGCCTCACGACCTGCTGCGTCGCTTCATTGAACGCCGCTGCTGGGCGGGCGTCGATCTTTCGATGAGCACGGATCTTTCCGCCGTCGCTTTCGTGTTCCCGTGCGACGACGGCGGCTACGACATCCTGCCGTTCTTCTGGACGCCGGAAGCCAAAGTGAAGCATCGGCAACTTCGCGACGGCATGCCTTATCAGCAGTGGGCGGACGAGGGCTTTATCGAACTCTCTCCCGGCAGCGTCATCGATTACCGGGACGTCAGAGCCCGCCTCGAGTGGGGCGTCAGCATGTTCGACGTTCAGGAGATCTGCTTCGATCCGTGGAACTCCCGCGAGATGTCCGTGCCAATGGTCGAAGCGGGGTTTCCGTGCATTGAGGTCCGCCAGGGATTTCAGACGCTGTCGGAGCCCTCGAAGAAGCTGCTCGAACTGGTAGCGTCGGCCCGCCTCTACCACGGCGGCCATCCGGTTCTGCGCTGGAATGCAAGCTGCCTGAACGCCAAATGGGCGAACGACAATCTGATGTTCTCGAAGCCCGACCGGGAAAAGAACTCGTCCCGCATCGATGGGATCTCGGCGGCGGTAAACGCGCTCCACCGGGCGCTCGTGATGGAGAGCAACACCATTTCCCACACCGGGCTGCGGAGCGTCGGCTAGATGTTTCCCGAGATCGCGGCGCGGATCAGGAGCCTGGTGGAGCAGATCTCCGTCGGCACCGAGCCGATATCGATCCTGCGGCTTCCCGGTGAAACAAAGGCCGTTGCCTCCTTCGAGGCTGTCACAACCGACTGGTATGCGCGGAACGGCTATGAAAACATCTACGCCGCGCTGGGCGGAGGATCGATCTCGTGGTCGGGCGAGCGGGTTAACCTTGCCAATGCCCTGAGCCACTCGGTTGTTTGGGCCTGCAACCGGATCATCAGCGAGACAGTCGCGTTCGTTCCGCTGGTGATGCTGCAGGAGGACAGGGATCCGGCGAAGGGCAAACAGGTCGCCAGACACCATCCGATGTACCGGGCTCTGCGGAACGCGCCCAACGCCGAGATGACCGCCATGAGCTTCCGCGAAACGCTCACGAGTCACTGCCTTCTGCAAGGCAATGCATACGCCCGTATCATCCGCCGCAGCGGCACCGGCGTGGCTTTCGAGATGTATCCGCTGATGCCCAATCAGGTGCGGAGCGCGAGGGACACAGCGGGAAGGCTGGTCTACATCGTCAAGACCGGCAATGAGCAGGAGAAAACCTACACCGTATGGCCTGACAAACCGCAGGATATTTTCCACATGCATTCGATCGGCAATAACGGCACCTCAGGATATTCGGTGCTGCAGATGGGCGCGCAGTCGATCGGGACCGCAATCGCGGCGGAGAAGAATGTCGGCGGCTTTTACGCGCGCGGCGGACGTTTGCCATACATCCTCCAGATGGCGCAGAAGTTCAAAACCAAGGAAGACTTCGATCGTTTCCGGTCGGACTGGGAGATGGTCTATTCGGTGCCTCATAAGGCGCCGATCCTCGAAAACGACATGAAGTATAAGCAGATCGGAGTCAGCGCCAAAGATGCTCAGTTGCTCGAGACGCGCCTGTTCAGCATCCACGAGATCTGCCGGTGGTTCGGCGTTCCACCCCATCTTGTAGGCGACCTGAGCCGGGCCACCTTTTCGAACATCGAGCAACTGGCGCTTGAATTCGTGAAGCTGACGTTAACGGTTTGGCTTGAGCGGTGGGAGGAAGAGTTATGGCGTTGCGTGCTCACTCCCGAGGAGAAAACACAGGACTACCTGTGGAAGCACAACCTGAACGCATTGCTGCGGGGCGATTTCCCGACCCGCATGGCCGGTTACGCCACGATGCTGCAAAACGGAATCGCCAGTCAGGACGAAGTGCGCGATCTCGAAGACTGGAATCCGATTTCCGATGGCCGCGGTTCCGGCTACCACATCCAACTCAACATGCAGACGCTTCCGCCCGAAGGCGGCGCCCTGATGCCTCCGGCAAAACCCACGCAGGATGCCATCGGCGATAGTCCGGCGATTTAAGCGCAATCCATCCGCAGTCGAGGGAGAACATTCATGAAGACAAAGCATCTGCTTCGCATGGCGATCAAGGACGTATCGAGCGACGGTTCGTTCGAAGGGTCGCTCGCCGTGTACAACAACGTCGACCTTGGCGGCGACCTCATCGAGCCCGGCGCGTTCACCAAGACGATTCGTGAGCACGGGAACGAAGTCCCGTTGCTGTGGCAGCACAAGAGCGACAAGCCGATCGGCATGCTGACTCTGACCGACGGGCCGGATGCGCTCAATGTGAAGGGCCAGTTGCTGATGGACCTGCCCGAAGCGAAGAACGCTTACCTGCTGATCAAAGCCAAAATCGTCAAGGGCCTCTCGATAGGGTTCGACACCGTCAAGGACGCCGTCGACGGGACCGTGCGCCATCTCAAGGAAATTCGGCTCTGGGAGGGCTCGATCGTGACTTTTCCGATGAACGAGCAGGCGCTGATCACCAGCGTGAAGGCGCGCAGGCAGGCGAAGGCCGACTTCACCACGGAATACGCCGAGTTGCAACTGCAGGACGCCGCCTACCAGATGTGGCTGGCGCTGCGCTCTGCGCTCTGCTCGATTCCGTGGTCCGATTTATCGAAGGAAGAAAAGGTGGTCGCGTCGGAGGCCAGCATCGGGCAGTTCCTGGCCGCTTACATGGAATTCATCCCGGCCTATCTGGACTGGCTCACCGAAGAGTATGGAGACTTCAGCACCATGGGGCGCGCGCCGCGGGAAGTGAAGACCGGCAAGCGCATCAGCGCAGCCTCCGCGAAACAAATCACCACGGCGCGAGAGCACGTCAAGAGCGCCGACGACATTCTGGCCGCACTTATCGATCCCGAAGCCGTTGACGCCGATACCGACATCAATACCGACGTCAGTACCGACGACGACACTTCGGCGCAGAAAGCCGCGGTCCCGACCGAACCCGAGCCGGCAGCAGTCGACCACTCGGCAGCAACAAACCTGATCGATTCGATCCGGTCGCTCATTCCGGCGGCGTAAGGCCGGGAAATCCAAACAAAAAGGAAAACGAAAATGGAAGCGAAACTGCTGGCCCTGCAGGCCGAGCTGAAGACCCATTTCGAAAAAGCTGCCGAGCAACAGACCAAGCACGGCACCATTTCGGAAGAACTGAGGACGAAGATCGACGCGGTTCAGAAACAGGTGGACGCGATCGACAGCAAACTCGCCGCGCACGTGCCAGCGGGGGAAGACGAAGACTCTTTCGAAGCGCAGATGAAGAACGACGCGGGCGTTCAGCGTCTTCTGAAGGACAAGCGCGGCAACGCGGTGATTACCTTTACGGGCAAGACCGCGCGGACGTTGTTCGAGCGCAAGACCACTATCAGCGATGCCGCGGTGGGAAGCGCGATCTCCGGCGTGCTGCAGATCGGGCGTCTTCCCGACATCACGATGGAAGCGCGTCAGCAGCTCACCATCCGGGATCTGCTGACCGCGACTCCGACCACTTTCCAGGTGGTCGACTTTGTGAAGGTGCTCGCCCCGATGGCGATCGCGTCTCCGGTGGCCGAAGCCGGCACGAAACCGGAGAACGCGGTGACGTTCACCACTGTGTCGGAACGCGCCAAGACCATCGCCACCTGGATCCCCGCGACGCGCCAGGTGCTCGACGACTTCAGCGAACTGATGACTTTTATCAGGACGATGATGCCGTACTATGTGAACCTCGCCGAGGAACAGCAGATTCTTTCGGGCGACGGTACGGGAGAAAACCTGCATGGCCTGATCCCGCAGGCATCCGCGTTTTCCACCACGCTGCTGCACGCAACCGAAGGCTGGAACAAAATCGACATCATCGGTCGCGCTATCCAGCAGCTCACGGCAGCGAAGGAACTGATGCCGACGTTTCTCTCACGAATGCCGGCATGGGGATCACCAACCCCACGCAGAACATCTTCGGACTGGCCGTCGATCCGACCACCAGCATCGCTCAAGGGACGTTCCTCGTCGGCTCGGGGAATCCGATTGCTGCGGAGATTCGCGACCGCATGGAAATGCAGATCGACGTATCGACCGAACACAGCACGTTCTTCACACAGAACCTCGTTGCGGTCCGCGCGGAAAAACGGCTGGCACTGATCACACGAAGGCCCGGGTCGTTCATCACGGGCACCTTCAACACCTCGCCGTAGAAAAGACAGCAACACCGTGGCGCGCCGGCTCT